AAGGCTGTTCAAACATCAAGGGTTAATCAAGATGCCACAAAAAAGTCGAAGAAGTCCACTAAACGCCGCAACAAAAAAAGCACTAAAAAATAAAGCTGAAGGCACTCGATTTAAATATGGGGAACTTGCATCTGTTTACAGAAAGGGACAAGGTGCTTACTTATCAAGCGGTAGTCGTAATGTATCTATGGCTGCTTGGTCTATGGCTCGTGTAAACAGTTACATGAGAGGTGGACCTGCAAGAAAGGTTGATAGAGACATTTATACAAGAGCAAGAAAGGGATAATGACAGTCAAGCGTGGGTCTGAAACATTCAGTGGGTATAACAAACCTAAAAGAACACCTAACCATAGAACCTCAAGTCATGCAGTATTAGCAAAACAAGGAGATAAAATAAAATTAATTAGATTTGGTCAGCAAGGTGTTTCCGGTGCAGGTAAAAATCCATCCTCTGATAAACAAAAAGCAAGAAGAAAATCTTTTCTTGCTCGTCATGCAAAAAATATAGCAAAAGGTAAAATGTCTGCAGCTTTTTGGTCTGCAAAAGTCAAATGGTAGTATTAGTATTATAATACCTTTAAGTTTACGACTTATTTATGTCTGAAGAAAACAATGAAGTGGTTACGCCACCAGAAAACAATGCAGAACTTGAGCAATTAAAAGATTCTGTAAAAAAATTAGAAGCAAAGAATTACGAGTTGATAGGCAAATTAAAAAATCAAAAGCCTGCTTCAGAAAAAACTATGCCTGAAGATTATGAATCGCTTTTAGCTTTCAAGCAAAAGCGAGAACAAGAAGATTTAGAAAAAGAAGGAAAGTATGCAGAATCAAAAACTTTATTAGAAGAACAATATCGAGAGAAATCTGCTGCAGACAAAGAATTGATACAGAAATTAGAATCAAGAAATAGAGAACTTGAACTAATTGCTCCATCACTACAAGCCTTGTCTGAAATCACACATGACCCCGAACTTGTATTAAACAACTTAGTACCAAAAGATCAAATACAAATTAAAGATGGTCAGCCAATTGTTGTAGATGGCTACGAACAATTACCTGTAGCAGAGTATGTCAAAACAAAACTTGAAAAAGAAAAACCATATCTTTTAAAAAATAGACAAGCAACAGGTGGAGGTGCTCCTATATCAAGACCTAGTAATGATAATTTTTCAGAAGATATGTTGAAACCATTCCTAAGATCAAGTGAAGATATTACAGAACAAGGTCGTATTTACAAAACTTATGGTAAGGAAACTTGGCAAAAGTTGAGAGAAATTGCTAAAACACGTTAGTATATAAATATTAGGCAAAGCTACGCTAAGTCTCATATAGGGTTACGCCCATACCGTAAAATTTATTTTTGAACAAATGGCAGTTCTTAGGAGCGATATTATTGTTCCAGAGGTATTTACTCCATACGTCATAGAGCAAACAACTGCTCGAGATTCTTTTCTCGCAAGCGGTGTGGTTGCACCTATGGCTGAGTTAAATGCAACTGAAGGTGGTGATTTCGTAAATGTACCTTTTTTCTCAGCTAACTTAAGCGGAGACTTTGAGGTTTTATCAGATTCTTCTTCATTGACACCCGGCAAAATTTCTACTGACAAACAAGTTGGTGTAATTTTACATAGAGGTCGTGCTTTTGAATCTAGAGACTTAGCTGCATTGGCAGCAGGTTCAGATCCAATGGCAGCAATCGGTCAAAAGATCGGTGCTTACATTGCAAACCAAAGACAAAAAGATTTATTGGCTTGTCTTGATGGAGTATTTGGTGCTGTTCATACAACAGATTCCAACGCTGCATTTTTTGGTTTAACAATTGATGGTGAATCTGGCGATACACCTACTGGCTTATCACCAAGACACGTTGCAAAAGCAAGGTCAATTCTTGGAGATCAAGGCGACAAATTAACCGCAGTTTGTATGCACAGTAAAGTTTACTATGATCTCGTTGAGAGAAAAATGGTTGACTATGTTCTTGCATCAGATGGAAATGGCGGTAGCGCAACAGCATCTGGTGGTACCATCACTGGGGCTTACACTGCAGGTAACGACACAGTACCAACATATTGTGGTCTAAGAGTAATCGTTTCAGATGACGTTTCTACCAATGGTTCGGGAGCTTCAACTGAGTACAGTACTTATTTCTTTACTGCAGGTGCAGTAGCTAGTGGAGAGCAAGCAGGCTTAACAACTGAAACTGACAGAGATATTCTGGCAAAATCAGATGCTATGGCAATTGACTTGCACTACACATATCATCCTGTAGGTTCTAAATGGGCAGTTACAACAACTAACCCAACTAGAACTCAACTTGGTACAGTAGGCAATTGGTCGAAAGTCTACGAGACAAAGAACATTGGTATTGTTAGGGCAACTAACGTATCTACTCAGGACTAGAGGTAATTAATTATGCCAAGTCAATTTGAAATTACTGCTGGAAAGTTAATGGGACCAACCAATGGTGGTTCTGTTACTCAAGCAACTAACAAAACAACTGGGGTAACACTTAATTCTGAATCAGGTGTTATTACTATGAATAATGCAGCTTTAGGCGCTGCTGCAGAAGCAACTTTTGAAGTTACAAACGATAAAGTAGCTGCTGCAGATATTCCTTCTCTTGCAATTGCATCTGTAGGAACTGCTGGTTCTTACATCGCTGGTGTAACGGCTGTAGCCGCAGGTTCATTTAAGATCACAGTTACGAACGTATCTGCTGGTTCATTATCTGAAGCACTTGTTATTAACTTTGGACTTATAAAAGGTTCTGCAAGTTAATGGGAATGTTCGCTTTTAAGCGTATGAGAGAACAGGAGGCTACCAAATTGGTAGCTCCTGTACCTCAAACAAAAACAAAACGTAAGCCAAAAACAAAAACTAATGGCAATAACAATAGAAGCAACAGTGGGGGGAGCATCAGCGAACAGCTACATAACTCTGTCTGATGCAAATACTATTGTGGAAGGATTAATTCTTGATGATGATGTCCAAGCGTGGATTTCAGCAACAGATGATAATAAGAACAGAGCTTTGTTTACTGCTGCAGTTAGAGTCGACAGAGAAAGATTTTTAGGTGCAAGAGTAACAGATACACAAGCACTACAATGGCCAAGAACTGGTGTCAGAAAACCAGATACTTATATAAACACTTACGCTACAGGATTTCCATTTCGTATATCAACTGATTATTTTACAGATACAGAAATACCAGATCAAGTTAAAAAAGCACAAGTTATATTAGCAGTTTACTTGAATAACAACAGAGATGGTTTAGGATTAAGTGGTCTTGAAGATTTTAAAAATGTAAAAATTGGTAACCTAGATGCAACACCGAATTTTTATGGTTCGGTTGGTGCAGATAGAGTACCACCACTTTTCGAAAGATACTTTACTGGATTAAGAATTAGTGGACCCGGCAACATTGCTATTAAAAGGAGTTAAATTATGGGATATTACCCAGCCGCAATCATCATCACAAACACAGACACACATACTGGTCGTTTTGGCAAAGTTCATTGTCTTACAGCAGCAGAAGCAACTTTCGTTTCAGAGAACCTTACAGAAAATGGTTCATCAACTATTAACGGAATTACTATGGGTGTAGCATCAGAAATTGAAGGTGTAATTACCAGTATTACGTTGGCAAGTGGTCAGGTGATTGCCTACAGAATCTAATGGGTATTGCTTCATCACTAAGAAAAGTTGCCAGTAAAGGTTTATCTAAACTTGGTGGCAATGTAACTATTAGGCAAATTACTAATGGTTCTTATAACACTTCAACAGGAGTAGTAAGTGAAAGCAATAGTGATACTGTTGTAAAAGCAGTTATAGAAAATGTAAATAATTCTGAGGTGAATGACCAAATCCAAGCACAAGATAAAAAAATAACTATCTCTGCCGGTGATATTACATTTACACCTACACCAAAAGATAAAGTATTAGTTAGTTCAGTGGTGTATAAAATAATTTCTGTTGTAACTAATGAGCAAAACAATACTGCTATAACTTATGAATTATTAGTGAGGTCATAATGGTAAGACAAATAAAGTTAGAACAGATAGATGAGTTGATGGAAGAAGCAGTACAAAAATTAGTAAAGAAAACAACATTACAGTGGACTACGCTTTCAAAAAAAGCAACACCTGTTGTTAGTGGTAATTTAAGAAATGGTTGGAAAACTGATATACAAAAATTACAAGGAAGAATTATAAATAATGTTGAATATGCGGAACCAGTTATATATGGAACTGAATTACCACCAAGTTGGAAAGATAGATATAGAACGAGAAAACAAACAATAAAAGGATTTCCAGAATTACAAGCCAAACAACTTACAGTTAGTTATATTCCAAAAGAACTTAAAAGAATTATAAGAGGTATGTAATGGCTGCAACTGATTTAAATACAGTAAGATCTACTATTGAAGCTAGGTTGTCAACAGAACTTGCCAGTAGCCCTGCAATTCCTGTTGTATTTAGTAATCAGCCATTTGATGCTACAAGTAATGAAAGCTTTGTGCAGTGTGAAGTAAGTTTTGGTTCTGGCGAAATAACATCCCAAGGGAATCAAACAGATGCCAATACGTTAATAGTTGGCTTATTAACATTAAATGTATTTACTGAACAAGGTATTGGTTCTGGTGGAAATTTTACTATTTGCAAACGTCTGAGAGACTTATACAATAGGATTACAGTATCAGATGTTATTTTTGATGCAGTAGTTGGACCCGAAATACTTTCACAACCACCTGAAGGTAAGTTTGTGACACAAATTCGGATAACCTTTGAAACATACGAGGGACTTTAATTATGGCAAAACTTGAAATCACAGATGAAATGCTTGACGCTATAGAAACTGTAAAGGGTAGAAGAGAAGCCAATTATTGGGACCCTGAGTGTAGAAAATATTATGAGGCACAACAAAATTCAAAAAAAAGTGTGAAAAAGTCAGAAAAAGGCTAAAATAAAACTAATTCTTTTTTTATTGTCATGGCAACAGCTATCAAAGGTGATGTAGGTAAGGTAATGTTTGAAAATGCAGGCGGTACAGAAGCTGACATTGTATCAACAAGATCTTGGTCTTTATCTATTACAAAAGATACAATGGAAACTACTAACCAAGGAGATACAGCAAAAACTTTTGTTGGTGGTTTAATATCTGGCGAAGGTTCTGTTGAACTTTTATATGATACTGCTGGTAACTCTGATTATCAGGCTTTTATTGATGATGTCTTAACAACAGGTGACGCTGCAGATGCCTTGTTTGAGTTATTTCCTGATTCAGCTACTTCTGCAAAAAAAATTAGTTTTGCTGGAATTATTACTGGGGCAGAATATGGAGCAACTTTAGGGGAGATTGAAGTGATAACAGTGAACTTTATTACATCAGGTGCCATTACTTCAGCTATATAGTACATTAGGGTAATACAATAAAAAATTTATGACAACAAAAAGAACAGTTGACATCATCACTGAATCTTTCAGTGATGTTATGTCTGTAAGACGTAAATATGTACTTGAAACACCAACAGGTCAAAAGATAGATATATATTTTCCACCATTAACAAGATACGACAGACAAAAAGCACAAACTGCTGTCGGTACTGATGATGCACTTATGGTATCTACACAACTACTTTGTCAGATTGCACAAAAAGAAGATGGCTCGAAAATGTTTGCTTTGGCTGATGCTATAGATTTACAAAGAATGTTACCAGAGAAAGTTTTAAATGATATTGAGTTATTTTTATTTGAACTAAAAATAGACGTTGAAACAGCAAAAAACGATTAAAGAGAAATAGCTGGCTAAATTTTGAGTTGTTTCTCGCCTCTGAATTAGGTAAGACATTAACTGAACTAAGACAAAACATGACAGAGGAAGAGTTTATATATTGGGCGGCATATTACGAAAATAAATATGAGAATGAAAAAAAGATGCGTCAAAGAGCAAATAACAGGTAAGATGAAAGAAATGTATTTTATAAGCTAAGTGGCTGAAAGTATTGTTACCTTAAGAGTTGACACGAGAAATGCTGTCAGTTCTTTAAATAATGCTTCTGCAGCTACAAATAGATTATCAGCCGCATCAAAAGGTACAACAAAATCCTTGGCTGCAACATCTACAGCGGCAAGAGGATTAGGTTCTGCATTAAAAAGTAGTATTGCGCCAATCCTTGCAGTTGGTACAGCTTTTTCTGTTTTAAATAGCAGTATAGGAACTTTTTTAGCGAGAGAAAGAGATGTAGCAATACTTCAGCAAGGTTTAAATAATTTAGGAGCGAGTTCAATTGCTTTAAAACAATTACAAGAAGTAGCAGATAAATTTGGAAAAACAACTTTATTTAATCAAGAAGATTTTACAAGAGGTTTTAACTTATTAACAAGTTTTAGAAATATTGGGGTTGATGCTTACGAAAGAGTAGCTCAATCTGCAGCAGATATTGCACAGGTTAACCAAGTGGATGTCAGTACATCTTTCATGCAATTGGCAAAAGCATTGCAAGACCCTGAGAGAAATTTATCTAATTTAAATCGTTCTGGTATTGCATTTACCAAGCAACAACAAAAAGTAATAAAAGAGTTAATGAAAACAAATCAGGTAGCAAAAGCGCATACCATGATTTTGGATATTGTAGATGAAAGTTATAACAAATTAGCTCAAGCTGCAGCAGTCGGGTTTGCTGGTTCTGTTGATACTTTAGGCGAATCTTTTCGTGATTTTAGTGAAGCTTTAGGAAAGTCTCTTATTCCTGTGGTTGAACCTGCAGTAAAAGCATTAACAGCTTTATTAAATGTTTTAAGTGGTGAAGGAGGTCAGGCGGTAGCAATT